GGTTTTTTTCATATTAAAATTTAGGTAAATTTAATGCCTTTAATCTGCCTCTCCAAATATCTAATATCTCTTTTTTATCCTCAGATGTTATATCTTGAGCATCTAAATAAGAATTTATAACATCTCCAAATGGACGTTTTTCTTTTTTAGCGCGTAAATACATTCCTTGTAAATTAGCATCTATTTCTTTTTCAAGTTTAAAATAAGCTGCTTTAGGAAGCATATCGGCATTAATCATATCTCTTATAAATTGATCATCTGGGAGTAATTTAGCTGGATTTTCATTAAATCCTTCTCCATGAGTTAAATGTTCAATTTCATGGCGAACAACATCTTTTAGGTTCATAGAAATTTCACTCCAGAAGTCAGGTAATTTTTTAGGATCTATCTCAAAACGTACTTCAAGATATCCAGTATCAGCATTAGCTCCTCCATCTACATTAAGTTTTCCAATACCTGGAATAAATGTAAGGTTAGCATCTATGTCTATATTTAAATCATCTGTTTCAAATGTTTGATCAAAACGAGATGCATCTGCTCCTTCTTCATAGTCTTGTTTCCATTTATTAAAAATAGCAGAAGATATATCATTTGTAATTTTATCGTAGCGACCTTCGTTTAATTGTTTTGGTGTATTATCATGACCACATTTATGACAAACATATAAATCATCTCCACCATCTTTTATTGGCCAACTCCAATCACAGTTATCACATTCAATTCTATCTCCTACAATAGCTTCAGTTAATGTATCTGTCCAATTACGGAAAGTCATATTACCTTTTTCGTATGCTTCTCTTTCAATTTCAGGTAAATCTCCATCCTCATTTGTATCTTGTGTTTGAATATTACCTAAACGATTATCACAATTTTGTTCATGATGAATCATTTCATGCGCAAATGAACGCATAATATCTTTTGGGTGACGATCCTTTGTATAAAGTACTATAACGCGGTTATTTGGGTCGTAATACGCTGTTTTACCAAAGAAATTTCTAGCATTCTCAATATCATCCTCTATGAATTTTACTTTAGGTAAAGGACGTATATTCATACCTTTATCTAACATATATTCTGTAAGTGATTTTATTAAGTAGGGATAATCATTCTCGCTAGGTTCAGCGTACATCTCATTAAGTGGAGTTTTTTGTAAAATATCCCAAACATTTTCTTTATCTTCATCTGAAAGCTCAGTTGGGAGGTAGGTTAAGAATCTATCTTTTTCACCACCAATTAAGGCTGCACGAGTATTTGTGCCACTAATACGTTCTTCACCTTCGGATTTGATAACGATAGGTTTAAAGTTTTCGTATTTACCTTTCATGCTATCGAAACGTTTTAAATCACCTAAATCCATTTCACCTCTAATCCCTACTACAGGATAGAACATTGTATCTGGATTGTTTTTAATCATTGAACCAACATCTGAAATAGGGGATGAATTATCTGCTAATTTTATTTCAACATTAGATGGTAAATATTTTTGGTAAATGTCCCAAATTTCTTTACTTTCTTCTTTAGTTACACCATCTCTAGTTTTATGTCCTATAAGAACAATTACTTTAGATACCTCAGGGTGTTTTGCTACTTCATCTACTAAAGAAAAGTGACCTAAAGTAGGTGGTTTAAAACCACCAGGTACTAAAGCAATACCACCTTGGTTTGCTTCCAATAATGGTTGTATAAGCGATTTAACTAACGAATTCATTGATTTTATTTTTGGCAGTATCTAAAGTATCAAATTCAGGTAATTTATTAACCATAGATTCAATATCTTTATTTAATTGAGCTTTATCAGCATCTGATTTTGCTTGTTCCTCAGGTGTTTTCGGTTTACCTATAGCTGAGGATGATTTAATATATGGTTCAAGTAAATCAATATTAAATTCTTGTTTGGCATCTTTTGGGTTATTATTCAATAATATGAAATTATTACCAAACGCTTGTTTATATGTTTCAATATTTTTATTTACATCTCTCCAAGTACGTAATACAATTCCAGGCATTAAACTTCTGTCACGTTGTTGATTACGTTCAAGTGAAGTTAAGGGTGAAACATAGATCATTAACATCAATGTTTCATACCCTAAATCTTCTAGTTGTTGTTTTTTCTTTAAAACAGGTCCAGATGCAGCACCTGTACCATCAATAACAATATTATTTTTATTCTCTATTGATCTAGATAATTTGTCTTGTGTTGTCTTTCTAGCTTGAGCTTGTAATTTAGAGGCTTGTGATAATTGATCAGGGGTAAAATCCTTTTGTTTTAAACCAATACCACTTGCTTTTAACAATTCTTCATATGTGTCATCTGAATTGATAATTGTAAATGAATCAGGGATCAATTGGATTCCACTTCCTGCAGGGCCAGCTAAAAATATAGCTTTAGGACCATTTTGTGCTTCCTTTAACAATTGAATCAAACTTATCATGATTATACGTATTATGCTTCTTTTTTGACTTGTGTTTTAAATTCGGTAAATACAGGCGCTTCATTTGGATTTTCTAAATCAAATAAACGTTTTACTGTTTTAAAGATTTCAATATTTTCCTCTTGTGTGCGAGATGGTAAAATCATTTCCCATCCTTTACCTTGCATTTTATCTTTAGATGCTTTGCGTTTGTTTGATTTTAACCATAAAATACCTGTTTTATCAGGTTTAACACCAAAACATTCTTCATAACAATGAGCATAAACTGCTGCTTGTAATTCATATGTTGTTTGAATATGGTTTGAAGTTTTATGGTCAATAATCCATAAATCGTTACCAATTCTACAAACCAAATCTGTTGTACCTGCTACTCTAAGTTCATCTGAGAATAAATGTATTTCTTGATCAATTAATTCTGGTTTATAGGTTTCCCAAAAATCAACAAAACGTAAAAACATTTGCCAAATAGTTGGATCATATTGTGGGTAACCAGCTGTATTTAAAAAGTTCATTTCTTTACCTTCTAAATACTCTTCAATCATTTCATGAACCTTAGTTCCGTCTTCACCAGCTTTTCTAACAATATAGTCAGCTGAACGGCCCATGTTTTTTAACCATTCCTCAAAATGTTTACCTTTTGGGTAAGAACCTAATACGTGAGTAATTGATGGATAATATTCTCCATTTCGTCTGTAGTATCTAGAATCTGGGAGTGTGATTTGTTTAGCATCTTCCGAAATTTCTAGGATACGATTGTTAACGTGTTTAATGTTACGTTTTTTCATATTATAGACAATTTTTTCTCCATTAACTTATATTGTGTAAGTGGAGTAGTATTTTGAATTAGTTTTGTGAAATGTTCAAATCCCATTTCACTTGGGTCTTTCCCTTGTAATTCAACCAAATAAACTTCTTTACCAACGTCTAATAATTGTTCACAAAATTTAAGTGCTTGTTTTACAGCATCATTATCTAAAGCAATGTATATTTTTTGTACTTTAGATTCCACTAGTTTTTTCATTAAACTAGCTTGTATATTTTTACCAAATAATGGTACAGCGTTTCGTTTTATAGCCATAGCATCAAAAGGACCTTCACATAATATAATTGGTAAATCCCAATTAATAAACAACTCAAACGGTATTATATCGCGAGACGTTTCAGGGTTGCGGTACTTGGTGTAAGGATCTTTCTCGAATGATCTCGCGGTGAAATAATTTAATTTACCGTTAGCATCGTATGAGGGTATAACTATCATTTTAGCATATTGACCTGAATCACAATAGCCTATATTGTATTTAAGAATGTCTTGTTTTGTAATATCTCTTTCCTTAAGATAAGTAAAAGCATGTTTTGCTATAATATCTTTGTTGTTGATAAAAGATTTAAATTCCTTAGGTAATTCTAATATAGTATGTTTTATTTCACCTATGTCATCACGAGAGACATTTTTAACTAATTTACTTAGTTCTTGAAAATAACTAGCATCAACTTGTACTTGCTTAAATAAACTTCTTATGGTTTTACCTTTTTTACCACAAGCCCAACAAGCCCATTGATTAACACCTTCTTTATTTTCAGTGAAATTAACTTCTAATTTGGGTTTATGGTGATGGCAAAACGGGCAAGTGTAGGATTGATTACCTCTTGCTGTACGTTTTCCGGTTCCAAGAACACCATTTACTAAATTAACTAATAATTCATTTACCATAGGGTTCAAGATATGAACCTAGTCTTGGGAAGCAAAGTCTTTTGTAAAAAACTTGCCTAAAATGTTATCGTTGAAATAAAGAGTAGGATGTTCGAGAACTCCGTATTTAAATAAATACTTGCATTCGTAATACGTGAGTAATTTTTTACTATTAACAAATTGTAAGATTTCGCGATTAAATTCATCATGTCTTTTTTCTTTAAGTAATTCCAATATTGGTTTAGCTGAACCATAATAGGTTTTCCAATCAGATTCTTTGGTTACTATTTTAGTAGTTGATTTTCTACCTCTTGTAGTGGGTAAAGCTTCTAATTCTTTTTTACCTAACTTTTTTTTAGTGTTATGGTATAAAGATTTTTTACCTATGTAAGTTACATTTGTTGGA